TGATCGGCTACACGATCAACACCCATTCGCGGCATGTCGCCGTCTACTCGGCCCAGAAGTGCGTCGAGGTTCTGATGCGTCGCGACGGCATGACTCACGACGAGGCCGACGAGTTTCTGGAACACAACACGTACTGCGCGTACGTGGAGAAAGACGGGCCGCTGTATGTGAGGACACGGTGACAAGCGTGATCCACGGCGACGCCGCGACCGTCCTTCGAGGCCTTCAGTCGTCAAGTGTCCATTGCGTGCTGACGAGCCCCCCGTACTACGCCCAACGCTCGTACCTGAGCGACTCCGACCCGCTCAAGCCGCAGGAGATCGGCCTCAAGGGCGGCCAGTACATCGCGGACCTCGTGTCCGTGTTCCACGATGTCAAGCGAGTGCTTCGAGACGACGGAACCCTTTGGTTGAATCTCGGCGACGTGTATCTAGACGGCGAACTCGCCGGTCTTCCGTGGATGATCGCACGCTGTCTTCAGCAAGACGGTTGGCTGCTTCGTCAAGACATCGTGTGGGCCAAGCCCAGCCCGATGCCAGAGAGCGTCTCTGACCGCTGCACCCGGTCGCACGAGTACGTGTTCATGCTCACCAAGTCCCGCGACTACTTCTACGACGCCGAGGCGATCAAAGAAGAGTCCGACTCGTCTCCGACTGGCAAGAATCGACGGAGCGTCTGGAGGATCGCATCGACTCCGTACGCCGGAGCCCACTTCGCCACCATGCCTACGACGCTTGCGGAACTGTGCATCAAGGCAGGCACGAGCGAGTACGGTGCCTGCGCTTCGTGCGGCGCTCAGTACGAGAGGCAGATCGAGAAGCGGAAGATCACACGCAAGCGGCCCAATCAGTACGTGAAGCGGACGGGCTCGAAAGGCACAGGAAACTCGTGTGCCAACACCGTGGCTGGCGTCGAGACCAAGACTGTCGGCTGGAAGTCCCCCTGCTCGTGCGAGGCCAGCGTGCAGCCGTGCGTCGTGATTGATCCGTTTGCTGGCAGCGGCACGACGCTGGCCGTTGCCAAGGCTCTCGGCCGTACGGGCCTGGGAATCGAACTGAATGCGGAGTATGTCGAGTTGGCTCAGAAGAGGATCGCTACCTAAAAGGAGGGAACTGCAATGAAGAAGTGGACAATCAAGAACGCATGGTCGGCCAAGAACGGGTCAAGCAAGCCCGTCTCGCATGAAGAAATCAAGGCGAGCGACATCACGGAGATCGACCGTCTTATCGCATCGTCTCTCGGGCTTCGAGACCAGCAGAGCATGAAGAAGATTCATGCAGCGCTGTCGTACGCGATGCCTCTTCTTACGACGCATCAACTGCCGCCAGCAACGACTCGCCAGAAATCGCTTCGCCATGCTGCCAAGCACGCGATCGCGTGCGTGATGGCTTACTGCAAGGCAGATGGGATTCCGAAGAGCGAGTACAGGTTCGCGATCGACGCCCTGAAGAACTTGGACTTCACCCAACTCACTCAAGGAGACTGGTTCCTGATCTGGGACGCCATGGGCACGGAAGGAGAGATCAAGGATCAGGAGTGCTACGACTTCTACCGCCACGCAGGGCAGTGCTGGCATTACGCCACGCTCGCGGAGATGGAATGACTCGCTTGTCTGGACACACTTTCTCGGAGGAACGGATTCCATGAACGATACGGTCATTTTGAGTTGGCCCGAGTACGCGATGGCGTCTGACGTTGGACGAAGGCGGCAACTTGAGTCCATCAAGGACGGAAGGAAAGACAACCACGGCTTCGACGGCGAAGGATGGAACGAGCATATCGAGGGAGCGTGTGGCGAGTGTGCCACGGCGAAGCACTTGAACGTGTACTGGGACGGGAGCGTAAACGCATTCTCCAACCCAGACGTCGGCAAATACCACGTTCGCACGCGAAGCAGGCACGACTACGAACTGATCATTCGCCCTGGAAACGACAATGATGAAAGCATATTCATCTGCGTCACGGGAAAATGCCCTGAGTACAGGATTCGCGGCTGGATCGTTGCGAAAGACGCCAAGAAGCCTGAGTACCTCAAGGATTACGGCAAGAGGCCACCTGCGTTCTTCGTGCCGCACTCGGCGCTGCGACCGATGAGCGAGTTGCCGATCTCGAAATGATCTCATTCGCGGAGGGGGCACCCGCGAGAGACTGATACGTGCCATGGATCGTCTATGAAACTCTGAACAAGAGTAACGGCAAGACATACATCGGCGTCCACAAGCAGGACGGAGACGGCTTCGACGGCTATCTCGGGTCTGGGCAGGCGATCAGCAGGGCGATCGCCAAGTACGGACGCGATAACTTCGAGCGACGGACTCTCTTCTCGTTCCAGACAGACGGCGAAGCCTACGCCAAAGAGGCCGAACTCGTCGGCCAGCAGTGGGTCGAGTCGACTTGGAATTACAACCTCAAGGGAGGCGGCATCGGCGGCGCTGGGTTCTCGATGCCCGAAGAAGCCCGCGAGAAACTCCGGCAGTACCGTACGGGCAGGCTCCACAGCGAGGAGACGAAGCAAAAGATCAGCGAGCGTCGCAAGGGACTCCTGCACACTCCCGAGTCCCGCGAGAAGATGTCACGGTCTCGCACGGGTGTTCCGCATTCTGAAGAGCGGAAGCGGAATATCAGCGTCGGCATGAAGAAGTCGTGGCAACTCAGGAGGAATCCAAATGCCTCTTGAGACTTCGATCACCAAGTCCATCGTCAAGTCTGCGAAACTAGACGGCTGGTGGACGTTCAAGATCGCCGGTGGTGCGTTTCAGCGGGCTGGAGTTCCAGACTTGCTGTGCATCAAGAACGGTCGGGCTGTGTTTCTGGAGGTCAAGCAGCCAGGCAAGAAGCCGACGCCGCTTCAGCAGCAAGTCATGCGAGAGATTCGTGAACAAGGCGGCGCCGTTGCCGAGGTGGTCACAAGTCGAGACGAAGCCCAGAAGGTGCTAAATGGGGTGCGTAACGTCCCGTAAAAACTGGCCTGAAAAGCCAGCGATTCGGTATGTCTACGAGTTGGTTCTCGTGGACGGGAAGTGGAAGAAAGTCCTCGTAGCCAAACGGAGAGACAATGATCGCCGTCAGAAAGCCGGAAGGTAGCGTGTATCAGTCCCTGGCCGCCGCAAACCCAAAGGCCATGGTGGCGAAGGGCATGACGGAGGCCTACGTGGGCTATTCTGTGAGCGACAAGCCAGTCGCGGTCTATGACTACGAGACATGCGTCGAGATTGTGATGCGAGAAAAGGGCATGGCCCACGCGGATGCGGTGGTCTATCTCGTTCGGCATGTCATCCCAGACGAGCCCGGCCCGAACTTGCCCATCTTTGTGAGCGCATCTCGCTGAAAAACCGATTGACACGGAGAAGTATGGAAGCGATAACCACCACCGTTGGAAGGCTTTCCGACCTCGATGCAAGCACGATTGTCGGGAGCCTGACGAAGCACGGAAGCGAGTTCCAGCGAGAAGTGAAAAGCCGACACGGGTCGGCAACGCCAATCGCGATCGTTCTGGACGGATCATGGAGGATCGTATCGTGGGCAGCGACGCACGAATGGCGGTCGATGCAGACCCTGGAAGGGTTCACGCTCGACTCGCATCGTCGTCGCGGGCTTGCTCGCGTTGCAGCATCGCTGCTCGTTGCGGACGGCTCGATCAACCAGCATCTGCCGCTGGCCGTGTTTGCTCCGTACTGCGTGGAGATAGCACGCAGCGTCGGCTGTCGCGACGTTCGCCTCTACGAACGTCGCGGCGACGACTGGTTCGAGAACTCGTAACGCGAGGTATTTGTATGGATATGCGTACCGTAGCGGGCCTGTTTCTGGCTCTGATCGCCGTGATTTCTCAGGCTTCCGAGCCGACTCCAGCAGGCGAAGCATGCAGCGTTCTGACGGCTGGCGAGGCTCAGGTCGTGGCAAAGACGAACGAGGCTCGCGTCAAGAACGGCTCTCAGCCTCTGGCTGTTGACTGCCGACTGATGGTATCGGCGAGGCGGCACGCTCTGCGGATGGCACGCGAACGGTCGCTCTGCCATAGCGACGACAAGGTCGCCGAGAACGTGGCGACCGGACAGCCCACGGCGACGGATGCCGTGGTCGTGTGGCTCGCGTCGCCTGGACATCGCGCCAACATCCTGAACCGTGGCTATCGCCGCATTGGCGTGGCTGGGTTCATCGGTCCTGACGGACGAGCGTACTGGGTCCAGCAGTTCGCTCCGTGACAAGCCCCTCCGGTGGTCCCGCCCCGCGAGCCTCGGATCGGCCGACCTCGCGGGGTGGGCCATTTGACCGAACCCAAAAGGAGAAAGAAGCGATGATCGACAAGAAGAAACTCGCCGAAGTTTGGACAACCATGACCGTCAACGAGATCGCAGCCAAGTTCTCGATGACCAATCAGTCTGTGTACTCGGCGGCTCGCCGCTACGGGCTTCCACACAAGATGCTTCTGGAAGTCGACGACGACAGCATGCCCGGCCCGAACGACCCGACTCCGGAGCAGATCGCAGAGCGAGCCGAGGCTATCCGCAACTCTTGGCCCGAAGGCGAGCATGAGCGTCGTTTTCTAGGCCAGCGTCGGGTCCGGTTTGAGTTTCCTCGAATCTCGTCGGCCGACATGTTCGGTGCTATCGAGC